TCACACCGTCCGTGACAGCGGTACCAAGTTGCCGCCGATACGCAGCACGTCCAGATAGTCCGCCCATGCCTGCATCATCGCGCGGCGCTCCTTGATGAACTTGGTACGGTTGTAGGCGCCTTCCAGCAAGTCGGGCACGGCGTGGGCGAGCTGGTGCTCGATGACTTCCGGCTTCTGGCCCAGTTCTTCATGCAAGATGGTGCGAGCCATCGCGCGGAAGCCGTGGCCGGTGATCACCGTCCGAGTGTCGTAGCCCATCCGCCGCAAGGCCGCGTTGATGGCCGCGCCGCTCATTGGGCGTTCGCGGCTGCGCGCCCCCGGGAATACATACCGCCCCGTGCCGGTCAATGCGTGGAGGTCGCGCAGGACCGCCACGGCCTGACTTGATAGCGGTACGAGATGGGCGGTGTCGGTCTTGGTGATATGAAACCGTCACTCTCCCTTTTCCAGGTCGATATCCGCCCATTCGGCGGTGCGCAGCTTGCCTGGGCGAACAAAGAGCATCGGGGCGAGTTTGAGCGCGCAGAGCACGGGGAACGTACCCGAGAACGCATCAAACGCCCGGAGCATTTCTCCTACCTCCGGGGGATTGGTGATAGCAGCGAAGTGCCTTTCCACGGGTTGGGGTATCGCACCGATCAAATCCCGGGCCGGGTCGGTTTTGCACAGCCCTTGCTTGATGCCATACCGAAACACGCGACTGGTTTCACTGCGCAGGCGGTGGGCGGTGTATCGTGCCCCACGGCCGTCAACGCGCTTAAGTGCCGCCAAGACGTCGGGTGCATCGATATCAGTGAGGGCGCGGTTGCCTAGCCATGGAAAGGCATCATTCTCCATTCGGGCCAGCGTCTTCTTGTTCTGATCCTCAGCCACCAAGGATGCACGTTCCGCCATCCATGCTCGGGCTACCGCTTCAAAGGAGTTTGCCGACGCCTGCAATAGAGCACGGCGATCATCCCGCTTGGCTCGCATGGGGTCGGTGCCCGCCGCCAGTAAGGCCCGAGCGTTGGCGTGTCCATCTCTGGCCTGGGATAGCGATACGTCCGGATATAAGCCCAAGGCCATGGTCTTGCGCTTGCCGGCGTGACGGTAGTCCCAGCGCCAGTATTTGCCTTGCAAGTTGATCAACAGATATAGGCCGCCGCCATCGGCCAACTTGCGGGGTTTGTCGGTGGCTTTGGCCTGACGAATGGCGGTATCTGTGAGCGGCATGGCGGGCAGTCCTGACGGTGTCTATCGGCGGACGTGACGGTAGCCGCGCAGACGCTCCGTCATAGGGGAACGGCCCATTTGACGGTATGTAGTTGTCGGTACTGGCAACATACCGTCAAAACTACCGTCACCAGACGGTATCTGGCGGTAGATGGCGATAGATTACCTCAGACAACAAAAAAACCCGCATAGCCAGTGCTTATGCGGGTTTCGAGTTCTACGCTAGATGAATCTAGAGGGATATTTGGTGCCCGGGGCCGGAATCGAACCGGCACGCCTTGCGGCGGGGGATTTTGAGTCCTGTACGGATTGCTAGGATTCACGCGGCTTTTCAGCCAATCCGTTCCGCATTTTTTTGCCCTGACCATCGTAGGGGGCGGTGGCAAACGCGGAACGGATTTCAGCGTACCGGACGCAGGCGCGTGACCTTCGTGCGGTAGTGCTTCCGGGTAAGGTTGACGCTGCTGTGTTGCAGCAACTGACTTGCGGCTTCGTCGCTTTCGGACAGGTCGCCCGCGCGCTTGCGCATGTCGCGGAGGATCATTGCCCGGATACGCTCGGCAAGCTCCGTTTCCCCAGCCGCAGCCACGTTGAGAGCGGCCCATTCACGGGCGAACTCCCAGCGGTTGCGGAGCATCGTGTAAGTCACCGGCCGGCCTGTCGGCGTGCTGAGCAACATCAGGTGATGAGCGCGGACGGCCCGCCGGCGGTTGATGAGGCTCGGCAGGATCTCCGACAGTGACAAGTCAAAGTCGGCCTTCTTCCCGGTTTTGTTGGCGTGTAGGCGGAGCAGATCGCCGTCCGGCAGGGGTACGTTTATCGTGTCCTTGATCCGCATGCCCGTAGCCGTCGAGATATCCATGGCATCTTGCAGCACCTGATCGCCGGCCTGGTAGACCGCTTCGAAGAGATCATCGGTAACTTCGAATTCGCGCGCATTCTCTGGGTTCTTCCAGCGCGACTTCTCAAGCCCTGCCGCCGGCCAGTGGACCGCTGTGTATCCCTCCTTGCGCGCCCAGTTCCAAACAATCTGAAGAAGGGCCATTTCCCGGTTGCCGCGCGTCTTCGCGGTACGCCGGCGCAGATAGCCCGTAAGGTGCACCAACTCAACGGATTCCCAGGTGGCGGCGCCAAACACCGGCCGCAGCTTCTTCAGGCATTTGATGTATCCAGCCCGCGTTTCGGCGTTCTGGTAGGACGGCAGGCCGCCTTCCTTGTCGCCTTCCCAGGCTGCGAACGCCTCTTCAATCGTTCCGACGATGCGAGGGCCGCCTTTGCGGATCTCCTCCCATTTTGCGATTGCCTGTTCATAGTCGGTTCCAAGCGGGATATCGGGCTCGCCATTCTGGCGGCGGTCGTAAAAGTAATACGTGACGACCCGCCCACTCTTGCGCTTGCGCGTGTGGGATCGCAGGTTTGGATACTTATTGGTCATGTCACTGCTGAGAGGTTGGGGGCGGAATGGCGCGGGACCTCCCGGCCTTCCACCCAAGCGGTCACATGCGTGACCAAGACAATGGTGTGTTTGCGTACGACCCTGTAGGGGATGCCGTACTCATTGAGGACGCGTTGCTGGGCTGCTGCCTTCGTGTAGCCGGTCAACCGTTTCAACGCGGCATCGGATAGGATGGGATCATCCATATCGCCTCCAAAACGAAGCCCGCGCTAGGCGGGCTGTATCCAGTGCTTCTTTGTGGTGTCCAGCAGGCGCTGGATTGCTTCGGTCATTCCTTGTCTTGCTCAATTAATGATTCATAGATGCGACTAGCGCAATATTTATGGGCCATCGAGTGGGCTTCCGGAACCTTCCCGATTTCGACAAGGAACGCCATGGCGTCGGCGTATGCCCGCGATGTGCGCATCGGGTCCGGTCGTTCCTGGCCGATGACGTGGGCGCATTCCTGAAGGTGGGATGCGGCACGGGCCAGTTGCTCGCAGAGGCGTCCTATAGCCTGGGGGCTGGCCGCCTCAATGAACTCGCGCACTCCAGGGGCCATTGCAACGTCTGGATGCTGATCGAAGGGGTGGACTGTGCCGTGCAGGGCGCCGCCGTCGCGTCGGTCGGGCCCATCTTCGAACGTCAGCCGGCGGAACGAGCAGGAATCCCACCATTTCCAGTCCCGATTGCCGAGGGCGGCGGCAAGTTGCTGTATGTCATTCATAGACCGTGCCTCCATCGGTATGCTGGGTGGGCAGCCCTCCGGAAGGATCAGCTATTAGAGAATTTCGAATAGCTGCCGATTGCGGGGACGGGGTGGCAGGAAACCCCGCAATCGGTGTCCAGTGCGTGTGGTAGCCGGGCCAGTCTTGATAGTGCGGCGTACCGCACCAGGGCGCCTCACCCGCCCATTCGTGCCCGCACCAGGCCCACCACATCACCGGGCCGTCGTCCTCGTGCCACTCGTCCAGCGCGCGGGCGAGCAGGGGCGACACATCCCTGGCGCGCTGCTGGCCGTCCTTGGCCGCCGCGGGTGCGGGGTGGGTCTTGAGGACGCGGAAAGAATCGGTCTGATACCCTCCCAAGGCTCTGCGCGCGTCCCCGGTGCTGGCCAGGGGGGGGGCGGCGTACACAGGCACGGCCTCATATGTGCCGTCCCCGTTGTAAGGTCCGCATTCATAGTGCGTTATGGTTGCGCTGGCCCGGGGCGCGGCGCGCAGCTTCGCTGACACCCAGTGAGCCAATGCCTGCGCGGCCGGCTCCTTTCGCCCATCCGTCGACCCGATCACGCGGCGGCACTCCGCAATAACTTGGCGGCGCACGTCGTCCGGCATTGCCTGGGGCGCGGCATTCTCGATGGCTTCCAGGGCGCGCATCCACGGGCAGTTGCTGCTGCTGTGCTCACCGATTTCTACCAGCAGATGGTCGGCGATGGCATTCGCCAGCTTGTCGGCCATGTCGTGGTATTCGTCGCGCTCGGTCAGCGTCTGATCCCACAGAGCGTCATCAGATGGGCGGGCATGGCCGTTCAGGTAAACCAGTAGCGCGTCCATTTCACTGGCGGCCAGGCATGCTACCCAATGAACGCCTCCCTGGGGGCCGTCCGGCCCTTCGCTTCGGTCATCCTCCAAGGTGAAATCTTCCTCGGCGACGATGATCTGCCCGCTACCGTCAGGTTTCATGTGCAGGCTGGCGCCATCCATCGACAGGACGCCGCTGAGCCGACGCGACGTGATGCTGGCGGGCTGCGCCTCCCCGGCTACAGGGGCGCTTGCCAGGGCCGCGGGAGCGCCACTCAGGGACAATGGCCAAAAGCTGAAGTCATTATCCAAGTCGTAGCGGTCAAGCTTGACGCCATGGGGAAATTGCGCGGCAGCGAACAACGCTTCGGACTCTTCATAGAGTTTGTTCGATATCTCCGGATCCGCTTCGTTATACCAGTTGTTGGCATCTAAGCGCTCGTGGAGGTCGCGGCAATACTGTTGCAGATCGGCGGCGATTTGTTGGGCCATCGCTTCGGTCGGTACGGCCAGCAGCGGTCGGTCGCCACCGTTGTAATACTCGCGCGAGAGGCAGACCAGCCAGATATCCCGCTCATCTGCTACAGGGGCGCGTAGCGCGGACAGCACAGCGGCCTCAATCTCGCGAATACAAAGCTCGGCGCTGCCGGTGTTTACTCCGAAGACGCAAACCCAGTCTTTATAGAGTTCCCCGATCTGCTCCCGAGTCAGGACAGCTTGCTGGGGCGCCGCCTGGGCGGCGTTGTTCTGGTCGGTCATGCTGATTCCTAATAGCGAAGATGATGCCCATTGAGGAGCGCTGATATGATCAGCGTTATTAATCTCATCAAGGAGAGGGAAATGGCCGTGCAAAATGGGGGTGATGTGGGAACTTTGGAATCTCTGCGTGATGCGATCGAGAGAGGCTTGATACCGTCGACCGTAACCAGCGTCGAAGAGGCGAATTATTTCTTGCAGAGCAAGCTCATAAATGATCGCCTCGAAGCCATCGAAATCGACATTGACAAAATTGTGATGAGTCCCGTGGCGAAATCCGACCACACGAACCCAGCGTTCGCCGCGTTGATGCAGGAGAAGGCGAGGCTTCTGCGGGATAGCGATCACCTGAATATGAGCTGGGCTTCAAAGGTGACAGGCATTTCCCGTTAGTTGAGTCAGCGTTCCCATACTCACCTCCCGCCCTCGCTAGAAATGGCGGCGCTCAGCCTGAACCGCGACGGCGTCCAATCGCAGACCTCATCAGCGGCGATGAGGCCGTAGATCCCATTGCAGCGGCGGAAGTGCACGCAGTCGCCGCAGGTCTTGCCTTCGGGCAGGTTCATGTCGTATTCGTCGCGCGCCTGGCGCTTGTACGGTTGGCGGTCGGTAGCCATCAGGCGTCTCCTTTGCCCTGGGTGGCGTGATGCGCCGCCGCTTCCGCGGGGGTTGCTAGCTCGAAATGGGGATGCTCGATGCCGTCGGGCGTCACCACCACCATTCGGTGGGTCTTGAACAGCCCGCCCAGGCTCCAGTTGCAGGACCGGCCGTCGGGTTCCTTTCGGGGCGATCCTGCGCCCGTGAAGCGCCCGACGCAGTCAACGCCGACATACCGCGCCACGTCGCCCCAACCCTTACCCGCGCCGGCCGCTATGAAGTCAAGTCCGTTCTGCAACGTGCCGCACATCGGGCACTTCACGGTAGTCAACTCGCTACTGGGCGCCTGGGCCACGCAAGCGGCCTGGAACTCCTCTAGCGTCATGCGCTTCATGCTGCCTCCCTTTCAATGTCGCGATACATGCGGTCAACCGCCTTCTGCCGGGCGTCCAGCTTTCTTGTTCGCATCAGGTGGTCGTGCAGAGCTTTGTCGTAGGGTTCGATCTCGCGCAGCAGCCGGATCTTTTCTTGGATGTCGGTGGTCGCGTTACATTGGACGGCCAGGGCGTCGCGCTTCGCGAAGTCGGGTTTGTCAGTTGCCCAGCGGGCAAGCTCCGCATCGAAGTCGGCCATCAGCTTCTCGCTAGCAGTCTTCCAGCGGATGAAAAGCAGGTCTCGGCGACTGATGCGCAGGAAGAACCCCTTTTCACGCACGAAGGCGATGATTTCCTCCTTCGTGAACTCGTTGAGGACATCGAGGCCGTTTGTCATGCCTCACCGCCTTTGCCCTGCTGGGCGGCGCGGCGGACCCAGACGCAGACCGGCCCCCAGTCTTCGGTGTCGTGGATGGACAGGACAAACCAGCCTTCGCCCTCGGGGCGGGGCGGTTCCCAGGTGCTGATGTTGGAATCGCCGGCATCGCTCCAGTACGCCAAGGCTGCGGGGTGGTCCTCGGGTTCACTTTCCAGATAGGCGACGTGATATTCCAACTGCTGTGCCGCGAACCAGGCGCTCGCTTGCTCGTCCTGGTCCTCACCGAAAGCGGGGTGTGCCGGGTGCGTCCAGTAGCCGTCGCTGTCGCGTTGGACGGGGGCGGCCTGGATCGGGGGCGCGTTGGAGACTGCGGGGAGTCGAGTGTTGAGCATGAATTGCCTCCAGGTGTGCCGGGTGAGGGCACATACGCAGATGAGGGCGGCAAGGGCCACGCTGGCGTGGATCGGCTGTTGTAGGATCGCCGCTGCGATGGCGCATGAAGTCCATGCGACGATTGAGAGGGGGAGCGTCCAGTAAGTGAATAGGAAGCGGCGCATTAATTGCCTCCCTGCCGGGCGGCAATGGCGGCGCGGTCCAGGCGCTCAATCTCGGCCAGGACCAGGGCTCCGGCTTTGATGAGTTCACGGCGGCGATCCCCGGGCTTCCACCATGCGACGTCCCACGGCCAGAATTCGGGCGGATCGGGGATTGTGTAGTCGCCCTGGGGGAGCGCGTAGCACACTGCCGCAAGTGCCAACTGCTCGGCGGTGTTGTTGTCATCATGCTCCGGCGTCCAGCCCTCGGCGCTGATCTGGCGCTGGCGCTCGGCCAGCACGTCGCGCGCGGCATCGGTCAGTGCATCGCCCGCAGTTGGAGCGATATCGGTGCTGCGGATGACTTCGCACACCTTGTGACCGTGTTCCAACCATCGCTTTGCCACGGCCACGGAATCGGTGAAGAGGGCGGGGAAGGACCCTTCGCAGTACCAGCCGAGGATCTGGCGGGCTGTGTTGTGTGTGGCGTTCATGCGGTGGCCTCCTCCTGCGCGAGGTCGATAGGGGCTTGTGTATCGAGGGCGGCTTGCTGCGCTTCCTTGGCGGCCTTCTCGGCGCGTTTGGCGCGGACAGTTTCCACGGCGCCGTGCGCCTGGAACAGATCCAGGAGATCGTTGGCGTTTACCGTGATGGTTCCGTCCGCTACGCGCCCCTCTAGCGTGTCCAGCAGGATGACGCGCTGTTTAGCCGTCAGCCCGCCCATGAACTTGTCCACGCCGATGATGAGCGGGGAGACGACTTTGCGGGGCAGGACACGACCGTGGATGCTGCTGGGCGTCACCCTGGATTTGCCGGCAGCCTTGGCCTTTTCAAGCTGGGCTTGCAGGAAGGTGCCGGCGGCTTCGCCATGCTTGGCGATTGCTTCGATGGCGGTGGAGGCTTTGGCCGCGCCGGAGCGCACCAGGGCGTGTACATCGCTGTTGGCATGGGCGAGGGTGAGCATCTTTGCGACCCACTGCGGCGACACCTGGTCCAGGCGTGCGATGCGGTCGTTGTCCCACCTGAAGCCGGCCAGCTTGGCGTAGCCGAAAGCGATTTCAAGCGGGCGGAGGTGGCGGCCCTTGGCGCTGCTGATAACGCGGGCGGTTCGTTCGGCGTCGTTGCCCACGAATGCCACAACGTCAATCCAGACGATGCCATCCTCGTCCTGGAGCGGCGCGCCGGCTGCGATTGCTCGGCCTATCTGTTCATGGCGGCGGTGACCGTCCACGATCCACACGCCTACGCCGGGGCGGGGGCGGACCTCCAGCGGTGGAACCTTGCCGCCGGCCATGATGTGTTCAAACAGCGCTTTGTCGTCTTCCTCGGCGGCTTCGCGTTCCTCGCCTTCCAGGAGTTCGATAGGGGTACGCAGGTTGAAGTCGGGTTCGACGTGCAGATCCTCGTAGCGGACCTGCATGGCGTGGGCGCGCTTGATTTCCTTGGACAGGATCTTCTGCCGGAACGAAACGGGGGCGGTGGGTTGGTCGGTCACGGGGATACCTCGTTGGGGTACGATTTGGGCACCTACTACGGAGGGGCCATGGATAAAGAATTCGAATACCGGGGTTGCCGTGTATATGTCCGAGTACATGAGATCACTGGGGAGACGCCGGGATCCCTGTCGGGGCTGTGGCGGGCGCACGTAACGGTGCAACCACAAGGAACGGACTGGGCAGAAGTGGGGAACGGCATGCCATTCCCGGATCCTGATTCGGCCTATGAGGACGGCGAGGTCCGGGGCAAGGCGTTCATCGACGGCTTACCCCTGCACAAGGGTGGCTAGATCTTCTTTTCACCGCCCAGGGCGTCGACCAGTTCGGCCAGCAGCTTTGCCAGTTCGCCGGTCATCAGGGCCATGTCCGAATCGAATTTCTCGTCGTCGTTGCTGGCGATGGTGTCGTTGCCTTCCTTCAGCACGTCCAGGGGAGCGACGCGCTTGATGTCCAGGCCCTCGGTCAGCACGAACGAGATGCGGTCGGCCCAGGTCATGGCCAGGCGGGTGCATTGCTTGCCGGACTGGATGTGGCGGCGCACGTCGTCGGCGTCGATGGAGTGCTTGACGTAGCGGATGGCCGCGCCGCTTTCGCCCGAGGAGCGCAGTTCGGTGTCCTGGTCGATGGAGAAGTTGACCGGGGCCTCGTCTTCGGCCAGCCAGCCGGTCATCGCCGACGCGGGCGACTGCGCCACGTACAGGTTCTCGAGCGGGAAGGGGCCGATGCACTTGGCCAGCAGGCCGATGACTTCATCGGCCTTGGACGAGGCGGCGGCGTCGATCACCAGCCAGCGGTTGCGCGGGTCGATCCACACCCGAGTATCGCGGTACACGCTGAAGGCGCGCGGCAGAAGTTCGTCCGTCACGCATTCCTTGATTTCCTTCATCTGCTTGCGGCCGGGCTTGTAGCCCTGCTGCTCTTCGATTGCCTGGGCGCGCGCCTTGACGGTCTGGTTGATGACGCGGGCCGGTAGATGCTTGGATTCCACGCGCAGGGCCAGCAGGATCTGGCCGTTCACGACATGGGCCAGGCCGCCGCCTTCGCGCGGGGGGATCCAGCCCAGGCTTTGCATTTCCAGATTGGTGCCGGGTTTGAATGCCTGGCGGCCCAGGGCGGCCTCCAATTCATCGCCCAGGAGGGACCAGGGGGCGGAGAGGCGGTAGATTTTCAGGTTCTTGAACCACATGGGGGAAAGCCTTCTGTTTGAATTAATAGGGAATCCAGCCGATGACGGGCTTCTTGGTCGTTTTGCTGATGATCGGCGCGCCCTTGGCGTCCTGTTTCTCGCCGCGCACCATGACCGCCAGGCGGGAGGTTCGGTGCATTTGCCGGGCGAGCCTGATGTAGTCGTTGGCGAACTGGGGGGCGTCGAACGAACCGGATACCTGCACCGGTTTGGCTTTCGCCAGGAGGTATTCCGTCCTGACGGCGATCCAGTCGGCTTCGTCCTTATCCGTAAGCCAGCCGCGGACTTCCTTGGTCATCGTGGCAAGGTGCTTGTCCCAGGCCTTCGCGGCTGCTTTGCGGGCGATAGGCTCGGTCATGCCGAAAACGCAAAATGCGCTCATTTCTGCTTCCTTTTGGCTCGGGGGCGCGCAGGGCGCGGGGAGAGGCCAGCGGAACAGCGACCGGCCCAAATGTTGCTGATGGTTTGAGGGGAGACGCCGTAGCACTGGGCCAATTCGTAGGTGCTGAGCCGGCCGCGTGCGGAGCGGATAAATTCGATTTCTTCGGGCTTGATCGCTTCGGCCTTCGGGTCAGCCCACCGCAGGCGGCGGCGCGGCAGCGGCACGGGTGGCATCCACCCGGCGCGGTCGCGCACTATGAAGTCGATACCGTTCATACGATGAGGCGAACCAGCCAGCCAAGCGCCTGTGGGCCAAAGAAGAAGAACGCGGCAAAGGCGAGGGCGCCGGGCCATGCGTACCAGGGGATATCTGCGTTCGTGTCCCAGTTGCCCTTGCCCGCGTGGTCGCGGGGGGCGATCAGGCCGCCCAGCTTGCGGCAGACCTTGGCGCCCAGGGCCAGGGGGTGGATGCGGGCCGGGGGCGCGCTTGCGCGGATAGTGTTCATGTGGCGCTCCAGGGATCGGCCGCGATGTAGCGGCGGTTGAGGTGTTCGCCGATGGGAACCAGGGCCACCGCCACCAGGGCGAGCAGCGCCAGGCCCCACCAGATGGCGGGGATAGTTGAGGGCATGGGGGGATCTGCGCGGGGTGCGCGGTGGTTGGCTTCGGAGAGCGGGCCGGTAGCCCGGTGTGTTCCTGAAAGTCACTTTCAGCGCCGGTGACGTTGCGGCGCCGGCCCGCTCTCCGAAGCCGCCCCTATGGCGGGGCAGGCGTGCTGCTACTTGCTGATGTCATTGCCGAAGTTGGCGATATCCATCAGTTCTTCGATGAGGCGGATGAGGATGGCAAGCATGGTTATTCCTGGGGGATATTGCGTGGCCGAAAGGCTCGCGTCAGGTCTACACTGATGGTTAAACCGCGTTTTCTTAAAGCGTTGGCGATCCTGGCGCGGTCGTGTCTGGTATCGGCGTGGCGGAGAAGCCCGAGATAGCTGTTCCCGGTTTCGTAGAGGCTATCGGCAGGCGCAGCTTCGATACGGCGCAGCGCGTGACGCACCGTCCGCCTACGGGCCTCAAGCCTGTGGGGCTTGACCACAAAACCAGCAAAATCCACCCCGCGCGCCACGGGCTGGCGTATGGTTTTCGTCGGGTTGAGGGCCAGGTTCAACCCAGGAAGGAACGCATTGATTGCATCGTGTGCCGCATCAATCCAATCCCTCGATTCGTGCACAAGCACGAAGTCGTCCACGTAGCGCACGTAGTGCCGCGCCCTGATGTGGTGCTTGACATGCTGGTCTAGTTGGTTGAGCAGCACATTGGCGAAGAACTGAGAGGACAGGTTTCCAATCGGCAGGCCATGGTCCTTCGGCGCTGTCATAAGCCGCTTATGCTGCGGGACTTTCGTCAGAACTGAGGGCCGGCCACGTATATCCACGCTATCCCTGGGATCGTGAAACAGCACGGTGCGCGTGAGGTTTCTCCACCAGGCTGCTGGAATGCGATTGGCAAGGAGCGGCCACAGGGCGCGCTTGTCAATGCTCACAAAGAAATTGGCGAGGTCCATCTTGCAGTACATGGCTGGCCGTCGCCAATTCTGGGTCACGCTACGAACGTGTTTTTCCAAGCGCTGCGCTGCGTAGAGTGTTCCACGCCCAGGAATGCAGGCGCATGAATCCGCGATGAACCGCGGGTGAAAGATGGGCGCGAGGTGGTTGTAGACCAGGTGGTGAACAATCCGATCGGGGAAATCGGCCGCCCACACCTCGCGGGGTTTTGGTCTGGTTATGGCGAAACATACCGATTTCCCAGGTCGGTACGAACCGTTGAGCAGGTCTTCGTGCAAGGCGATGATGTTTCGCTCAAGGTTCAGTTCGAACCTCAAGGCGCTCGCGGTGTTCCGCTTGTGCTTCCTGCAATCGTAGTAGGCCTGCAAAAGCAGAGCGAACGTATAGCTTGAATCCATAGCAACACCCGATTTGATATGCGGAAAGGACGGACACGCCACTCGTTGTTACGGTTGTTGGTGTTGACGTTGCCGTTCTCGAAATCGACGACCCACACGTTGTTGCTGCCGTAGGGCGTCCTATCGTGCTATTCACGTCGTCTCGCCGAAGGCGTTGCCGGATCAGCGAGAAGACTGCGAGGGACTCGGCCGGAACGACCGGCGAGTATCCCTGTATCGCTTGGCGGTGGGCGGCCAAAGAGGAAGCGCCCAGCGGCACGACCAGATCAATTGCGCATTGACCCAGCCGCCTTGGCGACTGGATTGGCGAGCGCTTTTTCGGTTTGCTGCTTCCACCCGGTTGACTGCTTTCCAATGCTCTGCGTCAGGAGAATGACATCGGCCTGTTGGCGGGGAGTCAGCGCGCGGATGCGGCGGTCCGCGCAGATCCTGGCCGCTACTTCTACTTGACCAACAGCCCAGCGCAGTTCCTCTATATGTGCGATTCGCTCATTGCCGAAACGGCCGTTGGCGATCTGGATTCTCTGGATGATTTCACGGCAATCCCGGCGCATATCTGCGCCGATGGTGCCGCGATAGTTCCTATCCATCGTTGCCACATACCTATTGCACAGGACGGAAAGTTCGTGGGCGGTCTTATAGATGTTGAGTTCAGTGAAGAGAGCCATACCGGGCGCGGGCTATGCCCGCGAAAGGGGTAAAGGGATCAAGCGATGATGCTGCGGAAAGGACGGACACGCCACTCGTCGTAACGGTAGTTGGGGCTGACGCTGCCGCTCTCGAAATCGACGACCCACACGTGGCCGCTGCCGTAGGGCGTGGAGGTCATGTAAATCGAATCCCAGCCCGACCGCATGAAGTTGTCGGGCGCGTGGATGAAGGCCAACATCAGTTCCCGCTGGTCGGGCGCGCGCCAGTCGGAGAATCCGTTGATTCCGATGTTCGTCGGGCTTTCGGCCAGTTTGTTGAAGGAGGCCTTGATATCGGTGTCCACGCCGTCGGCAATGATGCCGTGGTGCAACTGGCCGGCTTTGACATAGGACCCGACGTAGCGGCCTCCCTGTTCCGGCCAGAGTGCGCCGGGTTGCGGCGGGGTGATCAGGATGGCGGGGGCTTCGGCAATGGCGTTCATACGCGTCTCCGTGGGTGTGGGCGAGGTGGGTTGCTACGTGAAAGAAGGCGAAGGGATTAATAGGTAAATCTGCGGAAAGGACGGACACGCCACTCGTTGCTACGGAAGTTGGTGTAGACGTCGCCGCTCTCGAAATCGACGACCCACACGCTGTAGCTGCCGTAGGGCGTGGAAGTGCAGTACCAGCCGCTCTTCTCGAACAGGTGAGGGGCATTGGCCTGCGCGATGATCAACTCCCGGCGGGCGGGGAGATAGAAATCGACGTGACCGCCTTCTTCGTGTTCGGCAGTCAGCAGGGCTGCGGGGTGCTTTTCGTCCCTGATGCGGTTCGTGTTCGACACGCCGTCCCAGTTGCTGAAGCCGTCATGCGTGCCGTCAGGGCCCCACGTTGCTTTGCCGGCATCCTTCTTGGCGGCGATCAGGCCATAGGTCACGCCATCGTCGCCGCGAATATCACCAACGAAGTGGCCGCCCTGACCGGGCACATACTCGCCGAGGGCGTAGCGGTTGGGTCGCGGTGCGCTGTGGTTCAGCAGACGGGCGGTCAGGGCCTGCGTGACCTTCTCGGCGGGCAGGGCGACAGAAGCCCCGCCGCCCAGGTCGATCTGGATAGTGTCGGTCATGGTTATCTCAGGTGAGGGGCCGCGGACGCGGCGAGGAAGTGGTGGGGCTTGCTTTCTGACGCGGGCAGTGGCTACCCGGGGCTGTTGGCATACCCGTCGGAGCACATTGCTGGCCCCACCAGCAATCAGGCACAGCGCCTGCCGATACCCCGCACGCGGGGCATGAGCCGGGGCTGTCAGGCGGCGAAGCGCGGCACGAAACACCTCGTCAGGCATCCGGTAGTTCGATCCATATGCGAGTCGATGCCGTACAGGTCATGCAGGAAGTTGAAGTCGTCGGCGTGGAGCCATTCAGCCAGGCGCAACGGAGTGCCGTTCAGGTGGCAAGCGCTGATATCCATTTCGCTGTTGATGCGGTTGCGCTTCTTTAAATGGCCCATCGTTTCGGCACGATCAAGGATCTGGTCAATCAGCGCCTTGTCCTCGTCGGTGGTATTCCAGTTGATTTTGGTAGGTGCAGGTTTGGGCATGGTCATTTCCTCAATGCTGTGGTGGAAGGCCAGGGGACGGGACCGGCACCAGGTTGCCGAAGTCGTCCATGACGCCGGGGTAGCAGTCGCCGGGCGTGAACTTGGTGCCGACAGCCCAGGCGGTCCAGTAGCGGCGGTCTTCGCTCCACCGGGCGCCGAAGAAGCCGTGCAGGCGGTCGGTCATGTAGTTGCAACTGACATCGTCAGTCGTGAAGATGGTGGTCATGTTCAATCGCCCTGGGTTGGTTGTTGGCGATGAGCCGATTCAAGCGGCGCTTGAGGATGGGCCGCAGGGCTGCATCCACTGCGGCGCGCATTTCGTCATCGAGGGGGATATCGCCGTAGCTGGTGCTGACTGCGTAGGCGCCGGCGAGTTGCTTGGAGATTGCATAGGAGAGGTCTTCGGCGTTTTCCATGGTGAGTTACTCGAATCGGATCGTGGCGGCCTTGGTGAACCAGCCCCAGCCCTGGCAGACGATGCCGCTGACATGGGCGCCGCCTGGCCCTTTAGCGGTGAAGCCGGTGCGGACTGTGTCGTCCTCGCTGCACCCGAACCAGCGGTAGCCGGTGATCTGGATGTCGGAATAACCGCTATTGGTCAGGAGGCGGTGCGCGTTCTGGGCGTCGGTGCAGCCGGCGACGGCCATCGCGAGGGCAATGATGAGAATGGCTTTCATGGAGGTTCCTTGCCCCGGCGCCCGGGGCGGGTGGGGTTAGGCAGAGACAAGAACCAAACGGGCTTCCTGTTCGGGCAGCATGTGGGCCGCAAACGTCACAGCAGTCGCTTTGTCCATCTTTTCGGACTGGCGCGCATTGCCGTGCGCATCCCACCAAATGACGATGTGCTTCCGTTCCACGTTGTTCTCCTAGTCCCTGCCGGTGCGCTCGGCCAGGCCACCAATGACAAAGGTGTCTCGGCAACCGTCATAGGGCCGCTCGTTCTTTATCGTGGATCCGGCAGGAACGAAGGGTGGTGCGTCCAGGCTGGCAACGTCGCCTTCGTGCAGCCAGAATCCGCTTCGCAGGTCGTGTGCGTTGCAGTTCGTTCCAGTGATGGCCCAGGGCTGGTCTGCGTGTCGAATGGTTGCCATGCTGTTCTCCTAGCCCCTACCGGGGCGGGTGGGGGTTAGGCGGCGCGCAGTCTCGTGTTGTGCTTGGCGGCCTTACCGCGACAGGCATTGCACGCGGCTTGGCCGAAGTAGCGCACGACCTCAGCCACGCGCGGGTCGGCTTCGATTTCCGCAATGTCAGCGAAGGACAGCGGCTTGCGGCAGTTGTGGCAGTCAGTAGGCATTGCTGTTCTCCCGTTCTCCCCGGGGTGGGGAGGTGTTGGCTTCGGTAAGCGCTGACTCGCAGCGCTGGCCGAAACCCGCTTTTGAGCGGTTCGGATGCCGGGATTCCAACCGGCGTGACTGTTTCTGTTCTTGGCCGTCTACGCCTCACCCTGTTGATCCGTGGACCGCGCTATGGCGGACTGGATACGGCAGGGACACCGCGCAGAGCCGCGGCCTTGCCCGCGGGTGCGATTGAGCCGGACGAACGCCCCACATAGGCGGGCGAGCAACATCGGCGGCAGGTTGTTAAGGAGCGGTTCCGTTTCGTGCGCTGCATCGAAGCGGCATGGATAGAAGTATTACCGAAACGGTAACACCAGTCAAACCATTTAGGTAACTTTTCAATTGGAATTTTTTACCTAATGGGTAAATTTGATAGATTTATGGACGAAAAAAAGCCGCCCTAGGGGCGGCTGGCGGCATGGTTGGCGCTTGAGGGTTACAACAGGCGTTCGTCAACACCGTTGCGAAGGTCATACGGTGACCACAGGATGCGGCCCACAATGCAGACATCGCGCCCGTCGTCTTTTTCGAGCGGGAACGGCTCGTATGCAGGATTTAGCGACTTTGCAAGCAGGGTTCCATCGCGCTCGCGCCGAATACACTTCACGATCATCTTGCCGCCGTAGTTGATGGCATAGACGGTCCGAGCGTCGATCAAACGCGGATCGGTTACTTTTTCCTCATAGAACAGCATTGGTCCCTCATTGCGAATGACCGGTTCCATGCTGTCGCCGTCGGCGTACACGATCTTCATCCGTTCAATGGGTAGCCTGAACGACTCAAGGAAGGATCGACGCAGGAGAATCTGGCCGATTGCAGTTTCGTGGTAGTTCTCGATTCCAAGTTTGCCGGCCGCCAGCCGCACGTCTAGCTCCGGGACGGCCAGGAACTCCTGATCGTTGGCCGAATATCCGGCGCGCGGAACGTGGCCCACATTGGCGATCCGACTCAAACGAAGGTTGTGGGCTTCCCGCTCCATTTGCTTGGTCGTCTTCCCTCCATCCCAGGGCGCTACGTCCAGGCCGGGAATGCGGAAGCTGAACTCGTCCGGCACCTCGTCAAAGTCAATGAGCCGGCCCGGCTTGTGCGCAGGAGGAGCCTTCGGCCCGGAAGGCGGACCGCTCGGTGTGACCGAGATTCCCAAGTTGAGTTGGGCGATGGCGAGCGCCATGGCGCCTTCAAGCGCTGTGAGCTTCGTGGGCGGCAGGGCGCGAATGTCACTTTCCGAAATCGAGGGGAACGGCCATGACGGTACGTCGGAACGGCGCACCACTACCTCACCTGGGTTCTCGTGGTCCGTGTCCATCCAATTAGCTGGAAGTTCAAACACCTCTTCCATCTTCCGGGCCGCGCGGTCGCCAATGTCCTTTTTGCCCGTCGCGTAGCGACTGACGAGCGAAGGCGTGGAGTATTCGAGACGTGCGGCGGCGTCGGTCTGATTACCGGAGCACTTTTCTTCGATGGCGCGCGCGAAGTTTGCGCGTCGAATCTCTTTGATGGACTTCATATCGGTCATTGGAACCGGGATTACCTTTTAGGTAAATAAACTGTTTCGGTAACTAGTTTTGGTTGAACTATTACCAAAAAGGTAATAAGATCAATCCCCATGAACAGAGCTAATCCCCCAGCAAGCTTCAAGACCTTCTACTTGGCGCTATCTACCAGAGAGCGCGAAAGGTTCGCTAAACGTGCGGGCACGACGGTCGCCTACATAGAGACCCATCTGCTCTATGCCCGAAAGGTTCCTCGCAAAGGAACGATGGAAGGGCTGTGGGAGGCGAGCCAAGAGTTCGGCGCGCCATTCGGTCGCGGTGACTTGCTCCGGTTCTTCTACGACATTCCTACAGCGCAACAGGAGAGCTTGCATGCATAACCTCTACGCCCGCCTCGTGCTTTGGTTGATTCGGCCCGCCCTTATCCGCCATGCGGAAGAGGGCGAGCGCATTAAGGCAACCGTGTTGGCATCTGCGGCCAAGGCTTTTCGTTCGCTTAAGAGGCCTCTGTGATGGCCCCCACTAGTTCCACTATCCGACCGAACTCCGCGTCGAAGCCGCTGCGCATCACGGCCCATTGTTCGTCCGAAAGTGCGGAATGGCCCGGAGCGTTCTTCAGCAGGTCCTCGACGATGACATCGCGCAGGTTGGCCAATCTGTCCGCTGCATTCAATGCATCTCCCGTAGCCCCTCGGGCCGCCCACACCATGGCGATTGCGATGGCAATTGTTTGGGCGGACGAGCGGCCTTGTTGTTGGAAGTCCATGGTCAGTTCCTTCTGGAAAAAGGTTGTTGTGTGGAAGCTCAATCATATCTGGCGGGAACTGGCCGCCTCTTTGGTCGTCGGCGCGCACTTCGGTCACCACCGGCTGGCGCCGGGCGAGGCCGCGTGGTTCTTCAATAGCCCGGCAGGTGCGGACGAGGAAGGGCGCCCTGAGCCCGCGCATGTGCCCGGTGACACGGCATCCCCGCCTGCGCCCGGCGCGATCCAGATTGGTCCCGCTGATGTATGAGCGATCAATGCAATGTCGCGCCGTCGCGCTCATCGTGGCCGGGGCCTGTCAGGTCCCGTTCGGAACAAAGCTCATGGAAGACATCCATGACGGCACGTTCGGATGGATTCGGGAACGTCCGGCCGGCGATCTGCTGGGCTTCCTGGAGGAGTCTTTCGGTCTTGGTCATGAGCGTATCGGCTTGGTTGTGATGACCGAGATTTTCCACAGGTTGACTCTGTTATCGACGCTGTTAGTTCATGAAATTTTCCTACCGCTTTTCTGCGAAATGTTGCATGGGGGCGCGGCCAGGGCCAGGCCGCGCAGGAACGGCCAACCGCCTGAAGAGAAAGGGATTTTCTTGGCCCTCTCGCCTGGATGGACATTGCGGCCGCCTGATGGCGAAGGTTATGGAACGCAATTTTCCCCCCTTTGACGCTGTTACTCATGCTGTTAGTCGATAGGGCACACCTATTGAAAGGCTGAAGGTATGCAATTCAATTCGGAGATTTTTTTTGCCGCGCCACGCGAAGCGCCGATGGAGCCCATGCGGTTTCTCGAACAGTCCGAAATCGCTCGGTGCGCGACCTACCGCCAGGCGGTGCGGCTGGCCTGGGAGCAGCGGCAGCCGCACGGGATGACCATGCGCACGCTGGCCGAGCTTTGCGGTATGTACCCGCAGCACGTCAGCAGCTATCTGCATGAAGACCCTTTGATGCCCAGCGGCGCGCCCAGGCTGAACCTACCCGCCGACAAGATCAGCGTGTTCGAGGCCGCAGTCGGCAACTACGCGGTCAGTCAGTACCTGATTCGGCTCGGTCACCTGACGATCATGCAGGAAGTGATCGCCACTCAGGGGCGTGCATGAGCAATGAGCAAGCTGAGGCGATTGTCAGGCGCGCTTATGAAGAAGAGTTGCGCCGGCATTCATGGGACCAAGCCAAGGCGTACGAGGCCGTGCTTCTGCGGGAGGGGCGCGAACCCCAACTGCGCACGGCACTGCTGCTGGTGGGCCTGAACCACGTATTTGCGACGAGACACTGAATATGTTGACACGGAACGATTCTGGAAGCCCCGTAAGAGCGCGTTGCGCGCCGGGGGCGGGCAAGGGGGCGGCGCTGTCTCGCGCGGCTGCAATGATGTGCAACGGCGCGAAATTCCAGCGGTGGGTTGTTTCCCGCATCGGCGCCGCCCCTGAGGGCGTGTCCGCGAGCCAGCACGCGGCGCAGTACGTGCGCGACATGTGCGGGATCGCCAGCCGCGCGGAACTGGATCACAACGCCAGGGCCGCGACCTTGTTCCATGAGGCCGTCCGCAAGCCGTTCGTCAAGTGGAGCGGGATCTATGGCTGACTGCCTGCATATGTTCAGGGGCTACCGCGTGCCGCCGGAGGCGGTGGAGGCGGTCCGCCAGGCCATTATCGAGACGCCGCGGCGGGTCGATGTCCGGGCGTTGCGGGAGGTGGTCGAACCGGCGCTGGTGTCGGTCAATCCCTGGCCCAGCACCACGCGGAGCGAAGCCGCCCGTTGCGCGGTCAGCGCCTTCCTGTTTGATGCAGTACGCGCCGGCCTGGTGAAGCGGCGCGTGAACGCCTGGCAGCTTCCGGCCTGGTGGCGCGTCCGCAAGCCCACGGGGGCGGCATGACGTTGCAACGCAAGACACCGCTCCGGCAGAAGGCGCCGATGAAGCGTGGTGCCCCGATGCGCCAGCGCTCCGGCATGAAGGCCGCCGGAAAGCGTATGCCCAGCCGCCGCGCTAGGCCGCGTGCCACCAAGACCATGTATCGCAATCCGGCATTGCTGGCCCTGGCAAAGGGCATGCCCTGCAAGATCCGCGTGCCGGGAATCTGCTGCGGGGATCCCGCGACCGTTGTTGCTTGTCACTCGAATCAATCACGCCACGGCAAGGCCGGCTGGCTGAAGGCGCACGACTGGGCCACCGCGTGGGGGTGCCGGACGTGCCACGCCTATATCGACCAGAACACCACTGGCGCGACCTATGAAGAGAAGGTCGCGCTGTGGGAGGCTGGATTTCAAGAAACCCGCTTGTCCCTGATCGTGCTGGGCCTCTGGCCCCTTGAGGCAGAGATCGGGTATTTGAGCTTGTATGGAGAGTCGCCATGAGCGTGAAAGTCATGGGGATGGTGTTTGACCGCTATCCGAACGGGGGCGGGGAAATGATTCTGGCCCTTGCGCTGGCGGATCATTCGAGCGATCAGGGCACGGGCATCTATCCGTCTATCGCGTCCCTGGCTGAGAAGACTCGGCAATCGGTGCGCGCGGTCCAGTACCAGTTGCGTGGCATGGAGCAGGCCGGCTGGTTGATCCTGGTGAATTCGGGCAATGGCGGGCGCAATCAGCGCCGCGAGTACCGAATTTCCGAGGCTTGGATAAAGGGTGCAAATTTTTCATCCCTCAAACCGGCCGCGCCGGAACTGGAAAACGGTGCAGATATTGCACCCCCCGAATCTGCAGGAAAGGGTGCAAACCACGACATAAAGGGTGCAACTGACGACCTAAAGGGTGCAAACCACGACATCAAAGGGTGCAACGGGTTGCACCCGCATATAACCGTCATAGAACCGTCAGAACCATCAAGAACCGTCAAAGGCGCGCGCAAGCGCTCGCCGGGATTCGACGCGCTGGACATCGAATTGCCGGAATGGCTGGACCGAAGCGATTGGGAGGTCTGGGTTGCCCACCGGAAGGAAATCGGCAAGCCGTTGGCGGAACAGGCGGTGAAGCAGCAGTTGAAAAGCCTGGCCGAGTACCGGGACCAGGGTTGGAAGCCCGCGACGGTCATCAGGCACTGCGTGAACGGCAGCTATCAGGGCCTGTTCAAGCCGCCTGGCACGCCGCCGAACTGCACGGGTGTCAACGGGGGCGGCAAGCCCGGCAAGTTCAACCCCACGGAATACGTGAATCGCAATCGCACGCAAGGAGGCAACGGCCATGACGACGGTCGCACAATCGACGCCTGAGCGGTCAGTCTGGGCCGTGCCGCTGGCGAAGCTGGAAGGCATTTCGCTGATCGACCACCTCTGGAACCGGCTTTCCGGCACGTACGGGGGGCGCTGGCTCAAGGACTTCCCGGACATGCAGAGCATCGAGAACTGGAAAGCGGCGTGGGCCGAGGCGCTGGACGAAGAGCGGGTGACGCCGCACGAAGTTGCCGAAGGGCTGCGGACCTGCCGCCGGATGTTCCCGGACTGGCCGCCGGCCATGGGCGAGTTCATCCGGGCTTGCCGGCCGGGCCTGATTCCGGAAAACGCCTTTCACGATGCCGTTGCAGGCATGACCGCGCGCCGCCGTGGCGAAATGGGGCAATGGAGCCATCCGGCCGTGTACTGGGCCGCAGTGCGTGTCGGATCCCATGACCTGCTGAACTGCGGTTACTCGGTCATGCAATCGCGCTGGGAGCGGGCGCTTTCGGACGAGTTGGGCCGAGGAGAATGGGCGGCCATTCCCGCGCCTGCGGTGGCGTTGCCGGCGCCGGGGGCGATTCATACCACGCCGGAAGAGGCCGCGAAGGCGTTGGAGGCGATGGGGGCGGGCGCGATCCTGAACCAATCCGGTCGTGATCCGTTGAGCGGTTGGAAGCGAGTTATTGCCGAAACCGAGAACCCCAAGGGCAAACGCTACTCGCCCGGGATTGTCGCCATGGCGCGCAATGCGCTGCGCATGGGAACGGATCAGGGGGCGCAGGCATGAAGCGCTGGCCGAGAATGGCGCCGACGACGCCCCGCACACCGACCAAGCCGCCCAGGAATCCAGGTGCTGTGGATGAGGAGACGATACAGGCTCAGGTGATCGCGTGGGCGAATATGCAACTGAAGGCTCATCCCGAACTGGCGCGCCTATTTCACGTTCCTAACGGCGGGCTCCGGCATGCCGTGGAGGCCGCGAAGATGAAAGGGCAGGGTGTCAAGCCTGGGGTGCCGGATCTTTGCTTGCCCGTGCCGCGCTTCGGGTGCCCTGGGTTGTGGATCGAAATGAAGACCGCAAACGGACGGGTTAGCCCGAACCAGAAAGACTGGATTGCATACCTCAAGGGTGCGGGGTATCGCGTTGTGGTGTGTCGAAGCTTTGATGATGCGCGCGCCGTGCTGCTCGACTACCTGAACCCGAAAGTGCCTTATTCCCCGGAGATTATCTGATGGAAAGGGGATTCCCGCGCTGGGTGGAAGATGAGCTTTGGAACTGGTCCAGGTGGTGTTGGCTGGGTGACTGGCCGCATCCCAATCCCAACGTTAGATGCGCATCGGCGGAACGCAACTATGTAGCTCCGACCGAAGAGGATGAGGTGGACGAGGATGACGAGCCGCGCCCGACTCCGGTTCATCACGACAACGCGCGAAGGGTTCAGGCCGTGTATGAACGGTTGGTGTTGGTTGAACAGCGTGTGGTGCAGGCCGAGTACCCGCGCCGACATGAGTACGCAGGCCTGACCGCTTCACAGAGGATTACTCAGGCCTGCGATTACCTCGGCATCAGCTCTATCTACTACAGGATTGCGTTAGGAAACATGAAGGAGCAGGTCCGGAGGGCGTTCAAGTGAAATATGCGAAGGAAGTGATCGATCTGCTTGCGGCCTATCCGGGGCGCCGATTCAAAATGACCCATATCTTGAATCATGTGGCGCCGCGTGCAACGGGGGCGGAACGGAATCGGGTGAAGATCGGGGTATGGCGCGCCCTGAATGCGCTTCGAGCGGCGGGTTCAGTCTCTTGCGAAGAGGCTGATCGTAGCGGGGCGCACGCTGAGTATTGGTGGAAAAGCGTTACATCGAGTGCTGGCGAAGCGTTACGCAAACCGTCACAATACGTCCGGGCTCTTGCGCCCTGAGAAAACGCAACGATTGTTGTGTGCGACGAAAGGCCTCGGCGGAGCAATCCCGCTGGGGCCTTTGTCCTTTTAGCGGCAGGAGCTGGAGCGATGATTGAAATCAGGATCGACTCGAACATGCGCGACGTGATGCGGCGCATCGACGCCTTCACGGCGCGTCAGCTTCCGTTCGCCATGGCCCAGGCGGTGAATGCCACTGCCGCACGGGTGCAGGCGGCAGAAACAGAGAATATCGAGACGACTTTCGATAACCCCACGCCCTTCACGCGGAAGTCGGTCGGCCTACGCAAGGCAAGGAAGTCGAGGCCCGAGGCCATCATCTATATCAAGCAGATTGCCGCGGCGTACCTGTTGCCCTATGAAACGGGTGGCACGCACAAGCTCAACGGGCGGGCGCTACTCAATCCGAAGGGCGCCAGGCTGAATAGCTATGGAAACCTGCCGCGCGCCGCACTGGGGCGCATGAAGGCTCGGCCCGATGTGTTCGTCGGTGCGATCCAGACCCGGGGAGGTCAGGTCGTCAACGGGGTATGGCAGCGCGTTGCACCCAAGCGTGCGAAGGGGGTGGCGAAGGTGAGACCCCCGGGCCAGGTGATCACGAAGGCGACGCCGGCACCCGCCGCCTCAAAGGGGAAGCTCAAGCTGCTGATTCGCTTCGGCGACGCGCTTCCCGTGAACAAGCAACTCAACTTCGGCACCACGGCCCGGGAGATTGTCGAGCGGCATTTCGCCGGAGACTTTGACGCCGCATTGGTGCAGGCTCTGAAGACTGCCAGATGAGATGGATATGAAGAGAACGAGAAAGGCTGTGCTGCATGATGTAACGCGCCTTGCCCGTGGCAGATCGGTTCGTATTGCTCGGCGCTGGCGGAGATTGGCGGCCAAGCAGTTGGATGCAGCCCTTCGTGCCGCCCAGCCCTTTCGGGGTGGGCGGGCGACGGCTGCGACGGTGGGCGACTTGACGCTCGCCATCCGGGGCGCCATTGCCATCGTGGATGACCGCCATGGTCGCCTGTATTCCTGATCGTGCTTGCCTCGCCGCTATCCGGTTTTCGGATGGGTCCCCTCCAGGGGGTCAAGCCACGCGGGCATTGCGCGCCGCGTTTTGGGCCCAGCGCCAAGGTGTGAAAGGTGTTCGCACCTGTTCGCACCGGAGCGCCAAGATCGCCGCAAGCGAGTATCCACGTGGCATTCGGGGATTTTTAGGGTGCAAACACCTGTTTGCACTGGTGTTCGCATTCTGTTCGCGCTGGCACGTTCGCGCTGTCAGCGGAAACGCAATGCGCGCGCGGGCTTGCGGCGGTTCGCGCGGCTGCAATCGCGTCTGGAATTGAGGTGCGAACAGGAAACTTGGAGGTGTTCGCACTATGGCAAAAGCGGAAAAGGGCCTTTCGATTCGAGAGTTCGCCCGCCGGGAAGGCTGTTCCGACACGCTGGTGCGGCGTGCGATCACGCAGGGGCGGTTGAAGGCGAAGAAAGATGGAACGCTTGACCCGGCCTTGATCGGTTCGCCGTGGCGCCAAGCTAATGCGACTGCCTCCAAGCCCGACGCGAAGCCCGCGCGACCGGCGTCATCTCGCCGGTCGGCCGGCTCTCAAGGCTCCGAGAAGTCGGCTCCTGGTGACGTCGACTCACTGGAGGCAGAAGCCAGTCGGCTGTTGAGCGAGGACGATGGGGTCGACTATGCCGAGGCCCTGCGTCGAAAGGAGAACTGGCTGGCGCTATTGCGGCAGATGGAATACGAACAGAAATCCGGGGCGCTGGTGGAGTTTGCCGTGGCCCAGGCCGTACTTTTCGAAGCCTTTCGGGGGCAGCGCGACGCATGGCTGAACTGGCCCGCGAAGATTGGTCCGCTGCTGGCCGCCGAGCTTGGGCTGGAAGAGGCCGACCGGGTCACCGAGGCTTTGACTGCGCATGTCCACAAACAAATCTCAGAACTTGGCGAACCCGCCGCCGACTTCAGCCCAGGGTAAGCAGGCGGCATTGTGGCGGGCTGCGCGCCAGGGGTGGACGCCGCCGCCGCGCATCAGCGTGCCGGAATGGGCGGACCGATATCGGAAGCTGGCGAAGGAAGCCGGCAGCACCTCGGGGAACTGGTCGACCAGCACTGTGGAGGTCGCGCGCGGCCCGATGCTCGCACCGACGGAACCTGGCGTACACGTCATCACGGCCATGGTCAGCACGCAAATGCTGAAGACCGCATTGCTGGAGAACATATTCGGGTATTTCGCCCACCTGGATCCCTGCCCGATGCTGCTGCTGCAGCCTAAGGAAGACGCCGCGGAGCAATTCAGCAAGGAGCGCATCAACCCCATGGTGCGGGTGACGCCGGTGCTGCGAGAGTTGGTGGGATCCAGCAAGACACGCACTGCCGACGAAACACTGCTGTTCAAGTCATTCCCTGGGGGCTTCCTGGCACTGGCGGGCGCCGGCAGTCCTGACAACCTGGCGCGCCGGCCGGTGCGGGTGATTCTTGCCGACGAAGTCGACAAGTACCCTGTCACCCGGGAGGGCGATCCTATCTCGCTCGCGGAAGAGCGTACGGCGAGCTTCGGCGCCAACTGGTTGTCGGTCCGGGCTTGCTCACCGACCGTGCAGGACGAAAGCCGAATCGAGAAAAGCTACTTGTCTTCGGACCAGCGGCGCGCCTCCGTGTGCTGTCCTGGGTGTGGCCATCGCCAGTTTCTGGACTTCTTCCGTCACGTCGATTGGAAGAAGCGCAAGGACGACAAGGGCGTGGTGTTGGAGCATTTTCCCAGGACCGCACGAATCTTCTGCGAGGCGTGTGGTCTAGGTTGGTCGGAAGGCGAGCGTCTGATGACGCTGCGCACCGTGCGTTGGCACCAGACGCGCCCCTTCAACTGCTGCGGCGGCCGTCACGTGCCCCTGGACATGTACGACCGCGCCTGGCGAGATGCAGAGGCTAAGGATCCTGGCAGTGGCGGCATTACGGCGGTGGCCGCCGTGTGGGACTGGTGGGCGAGTGAGCGACACGCCGTGTATCGCGTGAAGTGTCCGGACTGCGGCAACTGGGCCGTGGACAACCAGCACGCCGGCTTTCAGGCCAGCAAGCTTTATTCCCCCTGGAGCAAGGACAAGCCATCGGACATTGCGACGAAGTGGTTGGCGGCAAAGGATGACGAGGATCTGAAGCAGGCATGGTGGAACACCCAGATGGGCATGCCCTATCGGGCACACAGCGGCAAGGATCTGGATCTGGAAACGCTGGCCTCGCGCGGCGAGCTATGGGCGGCGCAGGTGCCCTTCGGTGTCGGGGTGTTGACTGCCGGCCTGGACGTGCAGCCGGACCGTGTGGAATGTGAACTGGTCGGCTGGGGGCGAGACGAGGAAAGCTGGTCCATCGACTACGAGGTGTTCGAAGGCGATCCAGAGACACCGGAACTGTGGGCACGCGTAGATGCGTACTTGATGAAGACTTGGTATCGCCACGACGGGCGGCCGTTTAACGTCTCGTCCGCGTGTATCGACTCCGGCGGCCACAACACGCAGCGCGTCTACGAGTTCGCGAAGGCCCGTTTGGGCCGTCGAATCTATGCGATCAAGGGGGAATCCGCGCGGAATGGACAGCGCTCGCCGGTCTGGCCGACGAAGGTCCCGAGCCGCCGAAACAAGGCCACCTATCGGCCGACCATTATCGGCGTGAACACCGCCAAGGACACCATCCGGAATCGGTTGAACAAGGACGCGCCGGGCCCGGGATTTATGCACTTTCCCGCGGATCGCGATCTGAATTACTACGCGCAGCTCACGTCCGAGCGAATCGTGGTCAAGGAAGCGAGCGGGCACAAGTACCGCGTCTGGGAACTGCCCTCGGGCCGCGCCAACGAGGCGCTGGACTGCCGGGTATACGCCTATGCCGCGCTCTGTGCATTGATCCACTTCGGTCTGAGGCTGAATCGGACCGTCGAGGACCTGGCCGAGGTTCTGCATGGTGCGCCGCCTTTGCCTGAGGGCGAAGTCTCTGTAGCGCCGACGCCGCAGGCTGGCGCCGCCCAGGGCGGCCCCTCCGTGCGGGTCAAGTCGGCCGCGCCAGGGCGCTCGCGTGTGAGCAAACTTGCATAACGAGGTACGCAATGAGCGTCTATGACGGAATGAGCAGGGCGGAAATGCAGGCGCGGCTGGCCGCTCTGAAGGCCGCCTATTTTGAACTCCTGACCGGGAAGCAGGTGGCAGCGGCCAGCTACGCGCAGTCGGACGGGTCTAAGTCGGTCACCTATAGGGCGGCCGATATGAGCCGGCTCCAGGGCGAGATCGCCCTCCTGCAACAACTGCTTGGCATCGCCCCTCGGGCACGCCGGCAGATCAGCTTCGTGATGCGCTGATGGAAAACTCTATTTCTATCCTCGACAGGCACGGCAAGCCATTGCCTGCTGTTCGCCGTCGCGGGGCTATGTTGGCGCCGGGCAGCAACGCGCCCTATGACGCCGCCGACCAGAACGGCGGCCACGTGCGTGATTGGCAACCATACCTCTGGTCTCCGGACGGTGAAGTCAACATGTATCGCGACCGCCTCGCGGCGCGTGCGCGTGACCTGATCCGCAACGACGGCTGGGCGACCGCCGCGGTGATGCGGACCGTCGACAACGTCATCGGACCTGATTTCCGGCCGATATCGAAGCCCGATTATCGATGGCTGCGGACTGTGACCGGCATCGAGGCGTTCGATCACCGTTGGGCCGATGAGTTTGGCCAGGCCGTGGAAGCCAACTGGCGCTCGTGGGCGAACGATCCTGCCTTCTACTGCGATTCGGAGCGGATGCTGTCGTTCCCCCAAATGATGCAACTGGGTTTTCGACATCACCTCATCGACGGCGACTCGCTCTCGATGCTGCATTGGCTGCCGCAGCGCATCGGGGTGGGGCGCGCTCGCTATGCAACGGCCGTGCAGATCATGGACCCGGACCGTCTTTCGAATCCGCAGCAGAACTTCGATCAGCAGGCGCTACGCGGAGGCGTGGAGGTCGACAGCTACGGCGTTCCGACCTGGTATCACATTCGGCGCGCTCATCAGGGAGACTGGTTCAGTGCGGGCGAAAGCGTGCGGTGGGACCGTATCCCACGAGAGACGGATTGGGGGCGTCCGATTGTGGTGCATAGCTTCGACCATGATCGGGCGTCGCAGCACCGTGGCGTTGGCTTTCTGACGCCGGTGATCCAGCGGTTCAAGATGCTGATCAAGTACGACAGCACCGAACTGGATGCGGCCATCATCAACGCATTCTTTGCGGCCTATATCCAAAGCCCGTTCGATCCCGATCTGGTCGAAGAAGCCCTGTCCGGTTCGGACAAGGTCAGCGCGTACCAGCGCGAGCGCTCGCAGTTCCACCAAGAGCGCCGAACCCGCATGGGCGATGTCGGCATGACGCACCTGTACCCGGGGGAGACTATCGGCACGGTGGCCTCCAGTCGCCCGAGCAGCAATTTCGCCTCGTTCGAGAGCGCGATGTTGCGGCATTTTTCGGCCGGGACTGGGTTGGCCGCACAGCAGATCAGCCAGAACTGGGCCGAGGTGAACTACAGCGCCTATCGTTCCGCGATGCTGGAGGCGTGGAAGACATTCGCCCGCCGACGGATCGGCTTTGCGTCTGGACAGGCGCACCCGATCTATTGCGCATGGTTGGAGGAATCCATGGACGTGGATGACTATCCGATGCCGCGAAACGCGCCTGAATTCATCGAGGCACGCGCGGCGTATGCGCGAGCTAAGTGGATGGGGCCCGGCCGCGGCCTGGTGGATATCGTCAAGGAGCGCCAAGGCGCGCTGCTCGGGATCGATGGAGGCATGTCGTCGCTGGAGGATGAATGCGCCGAGATCTCCGGCACTGACTGGCGCGATGTGGCCGACCGCCGTGCTATCGAAATGGAGCGCTACGAGCGATTGGGGCTTCCCATTCCCGCAGTGCTCCAGGGGGCGGACTCGAAAGACGCAGTCCAAGTACCGGAGGAAAAATAAATGCGTTTTGCGCACTTGGGCCAGCGGCTGTTCAACACGCCGCTGGCGATTCGCCAGGACAAGGCTGAAGTCATCATGGCCGCACTCGCCGAGCGGCTGGGCGTCAGCCAGATCATGCGTTTGGACGGAGCGAACCTGCGCCCGATGGCCTGGGATGACTATGACGACGACCTGACCAAACCCGGCGAGACGATTCGCGACGCCGGCTATGACATGGTGGGCGATACGCCGGTCGCCTGCATCAAGGTGCATGGCACGCTGGTGCAGAAGCTGGGCTCGCTCCGCCCCTATTCGGGCATGACGGGCTATGACGGTATCCGGCAGAGCATCCTGAGCGCTCACGCGGATCCGGCCGTCGAGGCGATTGTGCTCGACGTGGACTCGCCGGGTGGCGAGGTCGCGGGCTGTTTCGACCTGGTCGACACCATCTATGGCCTACGGGGCGACAAACCCATATGGGCGATCCTGACGGAGTCGGCCTATTCGGCGGGATACGCGATTGCCAGCGCCGCCGACAGGGTCATCGTGCCGCGCACTGGTGGAGTCGGTTCCATCGGCGTAATTGTGATGCACGTCGACCTGTCCAAGGCGCTGACGGCGTCGGGAGTGGCGGTGACCTTCATCACGTACGGGAGCCACAAAACGGACTTCCGCCCGGAGCTTCCCCTCTCGGAGGAGGCGCTGAACAGTGTCCAGGCCGAGATCAACACGATGGGCGAGCTTTTCGTGGAAACGGTCGCCCGCAATCGAAACATCGCGCCCGAATCCGTGCGCGACACACAGGCCGCCTGCTTCATGGGGGCGGCCGGCGTCAGCCGCGGCTTGGTGGACGCAGTCATGGCGCCCGACGCCGCCTTTCTTGAATTGCTGGACCTGCTGGGCCGGTAAACAACCTGTGAGACTACTGCAATGAAGAAGAAAACCTTCGCTTCTGCCCCCTTCGCCTCGTTGCTGGGCCTGGGGCGCGTCCGTGGCGCCCGCGCTGAACAAGATGACGAGGACGACAAGGACAAGCCGGACGACGACCGGAAGCAGCGGGAGGGCGAGTCCGACGAGGACTATGCCCGGCGCATGGAAGAGCGCGACCGTGAAGACGACGAGCGCGACGATGTTCTGGAAAACGGGGAAGACCCGGACGCCGAAAAGGACGACGACGGCGACGACAAGGAGAAAGATCAGTCGAAGAAGGCGGCCAGGGCTGCCGAGCGGGCGCGTTGCGCCCGCATCGTGGCCCACGGCCTGCGGCTGGGCGTCGCGCGCCAGGCGTGCGTTTTCGCCTTCGACACGGGCATGTCTTCCAACGCCGCGATCGCGGCTCTGGACGCTGGCCGAGCGGATCAGGCGCCGCCGGCACGCCGCACCCTGTCCGAGCGCATGCAAGGCACGATCATCCCCAACCCGGGTTCGGGGGGCGGCGACAGCCAGATGACCCTCGCGCAGAAGATCGTCGCGGCGGGCAAAAAGCGCCGCGGCGAGGCTTGATCCCCGCAATTCAGCTATTCAGGAGCAATACTCATGACGCTTCCCGTCAATCCCGTGGGGAACAGCCCCCAGAAGCCCGGCGTCCGGGCAGATGTCTTCGTTCCCGATCAACTCATTGCGGGCGGTCTGCAGATCGTCTCGCAGCCCATCATCCTCGCGGCGGGTAAGCTGCCGCGCGGGGCGGTGCTGGGCATGATCACGAGCAGCACCGCGGTCGCTACCGCCGCCGGAACCAACACGGGCAACGGCACCTTCGGCACCGTCACTGTTGGTGCCGGCGCCAAGCTGGGGAATTACCAACTCACCGCCACCGCCGCAACCACGTTCAAGGTGGTCGACCCGGAAGGCACCACGCTCGCAAATGCGACCGTGGGAACGGCCTACACGCAAGGCGGGCTGGGGTTCACCATCACCGCAGGCGCCACGGCATTTGCTGCGGGCGACTCGTTCGTTATCGACGTCAACGACGCCGTCGGCCAGTTCGTTCTCTCGGTGGAAGGGGCGACCGATGGCAGCCAGGTCCCCTCTGCCATTCTGGCGGACTATTCCGATGCGACGGATGGCCCGGTCAACGCCGGCGCCTATGTGCAGGTCGAGGTCAACGGCCGCGCGCTGTACTACGACCCGAGCTGGACGCTGCCCGCGCTGACCGCGGCCCTGCGCCAGTACGCCATTCACGTCAAGTCGTCGGTCTCGGCCGCTGACCCGATCTAAACCTAAGCGCAACGCATGGAAAAAGGCCCCGCCCAGCGGGGCCATTTTTGTATATACGCCAAGAATTTCTGGAGATGACGAATGTCCTCTTTGTCCTACACCACGATCGACCTGATCGGGGTCGTTCCGAACCTGAAAACCGCACAGTCCTTCCTGCTGGACCGCTTTTTCCCCAACATCGTGACCTCCGATACCGAGGAGGTCGCCATCGACGTTGACATCGGCAAGCGTCGTATGGCGCCGTTCGTATCGCCCCTGGTCGAAGGCAAGCTGGTCGAGCAGCGCCGCTTCCAGACCAACAGCTTCAAGCCGGCCTATGTCAAGGACAAACGCGCGCCGGACCTGCTCAAGCCGGTACGCCGCATGATCGGTGAACGCATCGGCGGTGATCTGACGGGCGCCGAACGCGAAATGGCCAACCTGGAAGCGGAAATGACCGACCAGGTGGATATCCTGACTCGTCGCCTGGAATGGATGGCCGCCAGCGCGCTGCGTTCGGGCCAGGTGACCATCGAGGGCGAGGGCTTCGAAACCGTGATCGTCGATTTCGGGCGTGATGCCTCCCTGACGGTTGCCCTGACCGCCGGCCGCAAGTGGACTGCCGCCAATATTGCCGCAGGCACGGCATCGCCGACGCGTGATATCGAAGCCTGGACAACCCGCATCCTCAAGAGTTCGGGAGCTACGGTTTCGGAGCTGGTGTTCACCCCGAGTTCGTGGGCTGGCTTCAAGCTCGACCCGGAGCTGAAGGGAGCCATCGTGCTGCCCGCCCAAGCCTCGTTCGGCAACGCGATCAACCCCGCCACCGAAGTTAAGCAGGGCGCGGTGTACAAGGGAAAGTGGGGCCAGTTCGACCTGTGGGTCTACAACGACTGGTTCGTGGACGAGAACGACGTCGAGCGGCCGATGCTGTACGACGGCGATCTGATCATGTCCGGCCCCAATCTGCAGGGCACGCGTGCCTTCGGCATGATCAAGGATCCTGCTTTCAATTACCAGTCGCTGCCTTTCGCGCCGAAGACCTGGGTCCAGGAAGACCCAGCGCAGCGTTTCCTGATGATGCAGTCGGCTCCCATCGTCATCCCCAGCCGAGTGAATGCCTGCCTGTCGGCCAACGTCTGCGATCCGGTGGTGGCCTGATGAGCGGCGCCACTACTCCGAAAGACAAGGCGCCGACCACGGCGAAGCTCGTTACCGCCGTCGTGGCGCACGGGCGCGTCCTCCTGGCGGAAGACGGCGAGTCGCTGATGGCTGGCGATGAGGTGGACCTGCCGGCAGACGAGGTTCAGCGGCTGCGGCAGCTCGGCTTCCTGGAAGATCCGGACGCGCCGGTGATTCGTCGGGACAATGGCCCGCGGTTCGGATCTGCTGCCGGTCCCCAGATCCGCCGGGGCTGACATGGTCGACTTTGACCAGGTCAACCAGGCCGTTAACGGCGCGTTTGGTGAGGAACTGGTCTATCAATCTGTGGGCGGCGGCAAGCCCGAGCCCGTGCCCGGGGTCTTCACCGATGCCTACAAGACGGCGTTCCAAGACGGGCAGGGCGGCGTCGGGTGGGTGACGACCGCACCGAGCGCAGGCTTTCGCCTGGCCGATCTGCCGCGGGTGCCCGCGAAGGACGACCGCATCACCCGCAAGAAGACCGGCGAATCGTTCCTTGTCTTCGAACAGCAGCCGGACGGCATGGGCTGGGTACACCTGAAACTGAAAAAGCTATGACCACGACAAACCAACTTCGCGCCTTGGCAGTGCAGGCGCTGACGAACACGACCGACGCGGGAGAGCGGGCGTACTCGCCGCGGGACCAGGCCTCCTGGGACGGAGAGTATCCCGTGCTGTTCGTGCGCACGAACGATGAGGCCGGCGTTTCGTTCGGTCGAAGCGGCGCCCCGGCGTTCACGGTGACTTCGGCACTGGTTGTCGAGGCGAGGGCAGATCACCCTGGCGAGCCGGACGACGCCGGCGCGGCTGCCTTGCTGGTCAAGCTGGAATCCTTGCGGGACCAAATCAAGGCTGCCGTCATCAACTACCCGCCGCTCATGCGAGAACTCAACCAGTTCTCCTATTTCCGCACCCGCATCGCGCCGGGCCCGGAAGACTCCGGGCACCATCTGGGCTCGGTGCTGGTGGAACTGGGGCTGGAGTTCGTGCAGGGGCCGGAGGATTTCTTCCCTGTGCCGACCAATCCCTTGGAAGGGGTGGATACGCGAATTCAAATGCCCGACGGCACCGCCGTTCCCGGCTTGGATATCGACCTACCGCAATAGGAGCGACCTATGTACATCAAACCCCGCGCCGGGCTGCAAGTGATTGACCCGGTGCGAAAACAGTTCATGCCCGAGGAGGGTATGGAAGTGGACGATTTTGACCTTTACTGGGCGCGCCGCCTGCGCGATGGCGATGTGGTACGCGCCAGCACGTCGGCTTCCGACAGCAAAGTCTCCTCTCTGGCCACCACTTCGGAGGTCACCGCCACGCCCAGTAAGGGGGGCAAGTAAATGAGCATTCAGTTTCCCAATATTCCGCAGAACCTCCGGGTGCCGCTGTTTTATGCTGATCTGGATCCGAGCCGCGCCAATACGGGGCAGTTCAACCAGCGCGCGCTCATCATCGGACAGGTGACGGACAGCGGTACGGCGGTGGTCAACAAGCCTGTGATTTCTCAGGGCGCTATCGAGGCTAAGACGATGGGCGGCCAGGGCTCCATGCTGGCGATCATGACTGCGGCCTACCGTGCCCGCGATAGCTTCGGCGAGGTCTGGTATCTGCCGCTGGCCGACGACGAGAACGGGGTTGCTGCGACGGGCGCCATCACCTTCACCGCATCCGCCACGGCCACGGGGGTGCTGTCGCTGTACATCGCGGCCTTCGCTGGCTCGCCTATCGTCTCCCTGGTTTGCACCCCCACGATGACGACGGCGCAACTTGCGACGGCGCTGGTGGCGCAGATCAACTCGCTGCCCGATCTGCCGGTGACCGCCGCCGTCGATGCTGAGGTGACATCCAAGGTGAACATCACCGCCAAGAACAAGGGCTTGGCGGGAAACGATATCGACCTGCGGCTGAACTACTACGGCGCGAGTAACGGCGAGACGCTGCCCCCGGGCTTGGCGGCGACCGTCGCGCCCATGTCTGGAGGCTTGCTGAATCCGTCGTTGGTCACCGCGCTGGCGAACTTGGGCGACATGACGTTCGACTTCATCGCCATGCCCTACACCGATGCGACATCGCTGAACGCGGTGAAATCGCTGTTGTCCACAGTCACGGGCCGCTGGAGCTGGTCGAAGCAGTTGTACGGCCATGCTTACGGAGCCTATCGAGGGACGCTGGGAGAGTGTCAGACGTTCGGCGCCACGCGCAACGACGAACATATGTCGATCATGGGCTTCAATGACTCGCCGACGCCCGCGTGGGTGATGGCGGCGGATATCACCGCTGCGGCCGCCGTCTCGTGCCGCGCCGATCCGGCGCAGCCGATGCAGACGGTGGCTCTGGCCTGCTTCCTACCGCCTCCGGTCGAAGCGCGCTTCGAGCTGACCGACCGCAACACGTTGCTGTGGACGGGCATCAGCACTTTCACGGTGGCTGATGATGGTACGGTGGCGCTGGAAAATCTGGTCACTACCTACCAGGTGAATGCGTTCGGGCAGCCGGACAACAGCTACTTGGAGGTCGAGACCATGAACACGCTGATGGCCGTCCTGCGACGGCTGAAAATCGTGGTCACGTCCAAGTACGCCCGAAAGAAGCTTGCCAGCAATGGCACGCGGCCGGCACCGGGGTCGAACATCGTCACGCCCAATACCATTCGGGCGGACCTCATCGCGGACTACCAGGCGATGCAGGACGATTCCGGGTGGGTGCAGGGCGCAGACGTATTCGCGAAGGGACTGATCGTGGAGCAAAACCAGTCGAATCCGAACCGTGTGGATGTGCTCTACCCCGCTGTGCTGATCAACCAGCTCCGCATCTTTGCGCTGCTGATGCAGTTCAGCAACATCGTTCCCGCCTCGGCCGCAGTCGCAGCCTAAGCCTGTTGCGAGCAATACAAATAGTCGCCTTCGGGCGGCTTTTCCATTTCTAGGAGCCGAAACATGGCAAAACTTCTGGCCGGCACCGCGCAGGTCACGGTTGACGGCAATTCCTACATGATCGAGGGGGCGGCGAAGTACAGCGCCTCTTCGGTTCGGCGCGAATCGCTGACGGGCATGGACGGGTATCACGGCGTGAAAGAGACGCCCATTCCTGGCTCGATTTCCTTCAGCGCACGCGATGCGGGCGACCTGACGGTCGAAGACTTCAATCGCATGCGGAACGTAACCGTCGTTCTGCAATTGGCCAACGAAAAGACTGTTGTTGGCCGCAACATGGCCTGCGTGGATGCGCAGGAAGTAGATACCACCGAGGCAACGTTCGATTTGAAGTTCGAAGGCCCATCGGTGTCCGAACAGACTGCGAGCTGACATGGCAAAGAAAGAACTGCAAGACGAACTGGTCGTCACCCTGCGCAAGCCCATCACGCTGGGCGCCGGAGCGGACGCTGAGACCTACACCGCCCTCAATCTCTGCGAGCCGGATGTGGAGGCAATCCTGGAATTCAATCGACGGGCGGCCAAGGATCCGGGCGATGCCATGCGTTATCTGATCGCGAAAATCTCTGGCGTTCCGCTCGCCGTCATCAACAAGGTGAAGGCGCGTGACTTCACCAAGTCCGCGGCTTATCTCACGGCGTTCATGGGCGATGAGGACGACGCCCAGGGAGATGAGGAACCCCCTGAGGGAAAGTAACTCGGCCGCGGCCTGATTGGGGGTTGATTGCCGCGGCCACCGCGAAGTTCTACGGCTGGTCGCCGCGCGATGTGAAGGGGCTCAAGCTCAGCGAGTTGCGCTGGTGGCATGACGCGGCGATCCGCCTGGGAGGTAGGAATGTCGAATGAACTTTCTTTCCGAATTTCGGCTATCGACAATGCGTCGAAGGTGGCGGATAAGGTGCGCGGCTCGTTTGGGCGTATCTCAGATCCTGTAGGCCGGATGAGCCAGCGCTTTTCCGAGGTGGGAAAGCGGGGGGCGGCAGCGCTCGGAAAGGTCTCTACCGGGCTGGATTCCATTTCCAAGGGTGCCCGCACCGTCGCTGATCGCATCGCGTCCATTGTTCCGGGCATGGCCGCGCTTACGGGATTGGCGGGTGCGGCTGGGGTGGGTGCGCTGGCTCAGCGCTGGGCTTCTTTGGGCGCCAACGTACAACGTACGTCGCGCCAGTTGGGGGTGTCGGCGCAAGGCCTGCGCGCGTGGCACTACGCCGCCCAGCGTGCTGGGGTCGCGGCGGAGCAGTTCGACCAGAGCATGATTTCCTCGCAGAACACCATCCGCGAGGCAGCATTCGGAGCAAATCCGCAGGCCATGATGTTGCTCTCACGCCTGGGGGTGCAGATTTCGCGGACAAAGGATGGGCAGATAGATTACCAGCGCACACAGCACGACGTGCTGACGGCACTTGGAAAAATCAAGAATCCCGCCGGACAACGCACTGCTGCCGATGCTCTTGGTGTGGGGGCGCTCCTGCCGATGATCCAAAGAGGAACCTTTGACGCGGACCGTCAGCGTGCCGTTCTGAATGGGTATGCCCCGGGGGAGGAGGCAATCAGGCGTGCGGCCGAATTCAACGACCGCATCAATGAACTGACCAGTGGCGCAGGCGCACTTGCAAGCACCATCGGCGACAAGCTGGTGCCAGTCCTGACGCCGATGGTGGAAAAGTTCTCCTCATGGCTCACGGAAAACCGCGTGAACATCGCGGACCGCCTTGCCGATGCAGTTGGAAAGCTGACGGGGTGGATAACCAGTGTGGACTGGGGCGCTTGGTATGAGCGTGTTAATGCCATTGCCGATGTGTTCGGTGGGTGGGGCAATGTGCTGACGGCCATCGTTGGCATCAAGTTTGCGTCCACGCTGCTGGAATGGACCGGCGCTCTAGCTGGTCTCGCATCGACGTTGACCGCAGCGAAGACGGCGGCCGAGGGGTTGAAGACGGTTGCGGGCGGGGCTGGGGCGGCCGGCGCAGCTTCTGCGGCACCCTGGTGGGCACGTGTGCTCAACCCGTGGGCGGTCGGGGCTGGCGCCTTGCTGTACAGCTCCAATCTTAATGGCGGCGAAGAGGAAATGTTGCGGCAGGCGCGTCAGGCCGACGGCAAGCGTTACCTCACGCCGCAGGAGAGCGCTCCGGGCGGCGCCAGTGATCCGAAGATCGTGGGCATCGCCCGGCGGCTTACGGAACTTGGTTGGGGTCAGGAACAAGCCGCGGGGATCGCCGCGAACATCCTTCGGGAGTCCGGGGGGAATCCCTATAGCGTCGGCGACGGTGGGCGAGCCTATGGCATCGGTCAGTGGCATCCGGACAGGCAGAAGGACTTCGAACGAGTATTCAAGAAGGACATTCGAAGTTCGACGCTGGACGAGCAAATTCGATTCTTCGACTGGGAGCTGCGCAACGGGCCGGGCCAGCAAAGGTACGCCGGAGACCTTCTCCAAAAGACAGGAAGCGCAGGTGCTGCGGCTGCAATCGTGTCTCAGTACCACGAACGTCCCCAGGATGTTGAGGGCGAAAAGGCCAAGCGTGCTGCTATGGCAGACCAAGTGCTGAGGGCTATGGGTGGCTCCCCGGTGGCGTCCTCGGGAGGGGCGGACGCAGCCCCCGCGTTGAGCGGTCCAGGGATGGATCAGATATCTCGCGCGCTTGAATCTTCGTTCCAGCGGCTGGCGTTGAACATCAACGTGTCTGCCCCGCCGGGCACGCGCGTGGAGGCGCAGGATGCCAATAGTGCGGCGCTGCCGACGAGGGTGAACTATTCGATGGGGCTTGGAGCGATGCCATGAGCATTACTGATGTGGTGAATGTCGCCGGAAGTATCGGGGGTGTTGCAAACGCCATCGGAGATTTGTTCGGTCCCGGGGCCGGCAGTTGGGAGGCCTCGCTACAAAAGGCATCCTTCGGTGGCGTGCCCTTTGGCGTGACTACCGCCCGGACGCATGCAGGCCGTCGGACGGCCGTGCACGTGTATCCCTATCGGGATGATGTGTGGGCGGAAGACCAGGGGAAGTTGCCCAGGCAGTTCCGTATTCATGGCTTTCTCATCGAGGACAGCCTTGTATACGGGGGGGGCGGGGTGGTTGCCCAGCGCGAAGCCCTGATTTCCGTGTGCGAGACGAGCGGGCCGAAGACTTTGGTCCATCCCACCTTCGGAACCGTGCAGAGCGTCGTTTGCGTGGGTGGCATCGAGGTGGAGGAACGCAAGGACCTCGGCCGGGTGTTTGAGTTCACCATGACCGCTATGGTGACAGGGGAGCGCCAATACCCAGGCACAGAGCAGTCCACGGAAGACGCGGTAGGGGAAGCGGCTGAGGAAGTGCGCGAAAAGAGCCTGCTTGACCTGGCCGGCGAAGTGGCGGAAGACATCCGGCAAGGTGCGGCGGTGGTACAGCAAGCTGTATCGACGGTCGTGGGTTATTACCAGATGGCCGTCGGCATCGTCAACAGGGTGAGGCGGGTTTTCAATGCTGTCTCCAACCTTGCGGGAAACTTCGGCCGGCTGTTCGGAGGGGGAAATTCCGGTTTTTCGGGGTCCAATCGAAGGGCTTCGCGCTCCACGTCAGTCGCCGATGCGTTGGCTGCTGACGTTGCTGCCTCCGCTGCGGTTGTCGCGGCTGGCGAGCGAATGCAACTCGCGGCGGCCAACATCGCCGATACGGATGCCTACGCGGTGACGGTCCGTGACTTTGTTGCGGCGGTTGCCGCGACAGCGGTGGATCCCGCGGATCGGATTTCGATGCTTAGTGAACTGGCTTCGTTCGCCCCGGCATCCATGCCGTCGACTTCACCTGTCGGCCAGGCTATGGCGTCTATGAGCGAGGCCATTGCGGCACACCTGCGCAGGTCAGCCATCGCTGAGCTTGCGGAGGCCGTCACGCAGTATCAGCCGGCATCGCAGAATGATGCCGCCGCTGTCCAGACGACAGTCACAGAAGTTGTGGATGCGGAGATTCTCGTTGCGGGCGATTCGGGGGACGACGCCAGCTACGAATCGTTGCGCGCGGTCCGTAAATCCATCGTCGCGGACCTCCAGGCGAGGGGGGCGGACCTTGCCGAAATTGGGGCCTTCGCATTCGCCGGGACGATGCCCGCGCTGGCGCTCGCCAATCGAATCTATCGGGACGCTGGGCGCGCCGATGAGCTGGTGCGGCAGGTCGATCCGGTGCATCCGGCGTTTATGCCCCCGAGATTTGAGGCCTTATCAAAATGACGAGCGACGACTTGACCCTGCGCGTGTCCACGCCAACACGCAATGGGAATGGGTACACCCTTTCTAATGCTCGGAACCTGGGCGGCTGGCAAGACGTCAGATTTACCCGGGGGGTCGAGAGGTGCCCCTCGGACTTCCAGACTTCCATGACGGACGTGTACCCAATGGCTGATCCGCCTGATATGCAGGTGCAGCCCGGCGACTTTTGCGAGGTCTTCCTAGGGGGGGACCGGGTGAGTACCGGCTGGGTCGACCAGTTCATTCCGGGCTTCAACGATGGGTCGCATACGGTCACCCTGACCGGGAGAAGCAAGTGTCAGGACCTAGTGGACTGCGCTGCGGTCTATGACGGGTTCCAGCTTAGCAACGCTAGCGTGCTTTATATCGCCCAGACGCTGGCCGCGCCTTTCGGCATTCGGGCCGCGCTCGCGCCAGGAACGGACCAGGGGGCACCCGTGGAGCAGGTAGTGATCCTCGCCGGGGAAACCGCCTATGACGTGCTGGAGCGCGTTTGTCGCTACCGCGGCCTTCTTCTCTACGACACCACGTCCGGAGACTTGGAGATTTCCAGCGTTGGTAAGGCGACCGCGGCAAGCGGCTTCCAGGAAGGCGTGAACGTTGAACGGGCAGTGGCGATGTACTCGATGAATCAGAAATTCAGCGACTACTACGCGATTTATCAGGGCCTGGATCAGTTCAGCGATATTGGCGGGGCGCCGAACCAGATCGCGCACCTGGTTGACCCCAGTGTGCAGCGATATCGGCCACGCGTCGTGCTGTCCGAAAACGTGATGGGCGGCAGCGTGATAGCTGAGGACAGGGCGAAATGGGAATTGTCGCGGAGGCAGGGGCGTTCGTTCCTCGTGAGATTGACGACGGATTCGTGGAGGGACGCTGCGGGTGCGCTGTACGCGCCCAACACGCTCGCGCCCCTTGTTCTTCCGTCGCTGAAGCTGGGAACGCCTCAGTCGCCGGTGATGTGGTTGATCGCGGAGGCCACCTACAAGCGGGGCAGGAACGGAACGACGTGCGAGCTGGTACTGATGCCGCCGCAGGCCTTCTACCAGCAGCCCTTTATCTGGGCGCAGTTCGGACCCGATCAGACGGTGCAATGACATGGAACAGATCCTGGAACGGCTTTTTCTTCGCCTTCGAATGATGGTCGGTCGGGGGCGGGTGGCGTATGTCGATGACAGCGGCCCCGTGCAGATTATGCAGGTCCGGGCGAGCGGTCTGGAACTGGCTGACCGCCGGGTCCGGCCGCAGGAGTTTGGGCTCACATCGAATCCGCCTTTCGACTCCGACGCGGTGCTCTTGTCGGTCGCAGGCGATAGGTCCGCGACGATGGTAACGGGCGTAAACCATCAGGGGAGTCGCCCGCGAGGACTGAAGCCGGGAGAAACTAAGCTCTACAGCCTGGATGGGAAGTACATCTACCTGACGGCCGGGGACGGCCTCGTGGTAGATGCGCAGGGCCAGGACGTGGTCGTCAACAACGCACGGGATGTGACGTGGAACCTGAGCGGGAAGCTAACCATCGCGGCACCCGGCGGAATTGATCTGAAGGCGCCGGAGGTCAGGGCGACGGGCGACATGCTGGACAACTACGAAACCAATGAACGCACGATGAAGGACATGCGCGAAATCCACAATGAGCACGACCATGATGTGGAGGGCGTGCAGCCCGGATCCGCAACGATCAGGTCGAAGAAACCGGAACAGCAGCAATGAGCGATATTCGGATTGTGTGGGATGGCGCGACGGTCCATGGTGACTGGGTGCTGGAGGGGGGCGATCTGCTTACCGACGGCGACCTAGCCACTGCCATGCTGCTCAGCGTCTTCACTGACGGTATGGCTGCTCCTGATGACGTGATCCCTGATGGAACTGGCGATCCTCGCGGCTGGTGGGGGGACCAGTTCGATCCGACCCGGCCGATAGGTAGCAAGTTATGGCTGCTGGAGCGCGAGAAGCAGACACAGCGGACACTCAACCGCGCTTATGACTACCTCGCCGAATGCCTGCAATGGCTCATTGATGATGGTGTGGTGTCGCGGTTTGACATCAAGGTGGAATGGACGCGCGAGACGTTTCTTGGCGCCCAGATTATCGCTTTTTCGCCCGGTGGAGATGCCCTGCATACGGGGAAGTACCTATGGGCCTGGAATGGAATTAACTGACATGCCATTTTCCCGTCCTACGCTCTCTGACCTGCGCAAACAGGTTATGGCGGATATCAATGCTTCAGCCTCGGGGGCGAACGCCTTTCTTCGAAAGGCGGTGCTTCGGGTGATGGCCGTCGCGCAGGCGGGGCTTGCGCATCTGCATTTCGGGTATCTGGACTATATCGCCAAGCAAGGCGTCCCCTGGACGGCCACAGGCGAGAATCTGGCGGCCTGGGGCGCCATGAAGGGTATCTATCAGAAGAACTCCGTGGCAACCAGGCTTGCTGTGGAGTTTTCGGGGACGCCTGGCCGCTCTATCAGCTCGGGCGTTAAGGCAACGCGGCGAGATGGCGAGCGCTACTCCGTGATGGAGTCCGTGACGGTGGGCGGCGATGGCAAGGCGCTTGTCATTGTGGAGGCCGTCACGCCAGGCACAGCGGGGAATTGCGCTGCTGGTGAGGGGCTTACGCTGGCGACGACGATAGAAGGGGTGCAGTCCACCGGCGTGGCGGTGAACACGATCACAACCGGGGTGGACGTGGAGGACTCGGAGGCGTTCGGGGAGCGCATCATGGATGCCTACCAGGAAGCCCCGCAGGGGGGCGACCGAGACGATTACAAACGATGGGCACTGGGTGTCCCGGGGGTTACCCGAGCGTGGTGCTCGCCAAATGGCTTTGGTGTGGGAACTGTGGTGCTGCGCTTCATGATGGATTCGGCTCAGGCGGCGCACGATGGTTTTCCGCAGGGAAGCGATGGCGTGTCGCAGTTCGATCAGGGCCCGGACGGCCTGCCGCGCGACCTGGTCGCCACTGGCGATCAGCTCACGTTGGCCGACGCCATCATCGACCGAGAGCCAGTCACCGCGCTTGTCTTTGCTTGCGCGCCCAAGCAAAACCGACTCGTCCTCACGATTTCGGGACTTTCCAATGCTAGTACGGCTACGCGCAACTCGATTGCATCCTCCATCACGGACATGCTGTTTCGCAACGCGGATCCGCGCGCGGGGACCATCAACCGCAATGACATTGAGGGGGCAATCAATAGCGTCGCCGGAACGTCGGGGTGGCTCATGGAGTCGATCACCGGGACCGTGGATGGGGTTACCACGCCGTACCCGGGGAACATCACCAGCGGGATGGGCGAGCTGCCCGTTCTTGACGAGATTATTTACCTGTAGGTGGGGCTATGGCTTTGAACCTGAGAGCCGGAGATTTTCTCCAGGCTTTTCTCAAGCTCTTGCCTCGCGGCCGCGTTTGGTCTCGGGATTTGAGCAGCGTGCAGAACCGAACGCTGCTCGGGCTCAACAAGGTGTATGAGACGAATACCGCGAGGGCAAACCAGCTTCTTGTCGATGTGTTTCCGGGCTCCACGTATGAGCTATTGCCGGAATGGGAGGCCACGCTGGGGTTGCCAGATCCTTGCGCGGGTCCAGCGCCAACTGTTCAGGCGCGAAGAGCCCAGGTCGTTGCTAGGCTGGTTGCCACCGGCGGCCAGTCCATTCCTTACTTCACGACCCTCGCGAAGAATCTGGGCTACGAAATAACGATTACCCAGTTCATGCCGTCACGCTTCGGTAAGCGCTTTGGGACGCCATTTGGCGGCGCCGACTGGGCTCATTCGTGGCAGGTAAATGCGCCTACCTTCACTGTAAATCGGTTGCGTTTTGGCGATTCCTTTGGCGGCCCGTTCGCCTATTGGAACAACAACGTCCTTCAGTGCGAGTTGCTTGCGCTCAGGCCGGCCCACACCGTGCTGAATTTTTCTTATTCGGAGTAGAAAAAAACATGGATCTTTTGATCGCGCCTCACACTGTCGCCAAGGAGCAGGCCGATACCGCTCCGGCAACGGGCACGCCCGGCTGGGCGACGGACGGGAACCCAGGAACGAATACTCCGGCGACGCAATGGCCTGCGTATGCCTTCAACGCCATCCAGGAAGAGTTGACCTCCGTTATCGTCGGCGCTCAGCTTTCGCCAAGCCGGAATGACAACGCGCAACTGATCAAGGCTATCAATAAGCTCATCACCGCAGCCGTTGCCGGACGCCCGCTTGCCTATTCGATTTCAGCGTTGCCCGATGAGGATGTTGGCCCTGTCGTCGTCATTGAGTGCGGGGAGGTCTGGATCTGGACCGAGACCCCGTACTTCACCGGCTACCGATCGCCGCTGTGCGGTCGGCCCGTGGACGGACACACCTTGACGCCGCTGGCGAGCGAGGTTGATGCGGTAGGGGGAGTGCTGCCAAAAGCGGCCTACGCGCGGCTGTGGGGATACGCCCAGGAAAATGGTCTGGTGGTTACGCAGACGTTCTGGAATGCAAACAAGGGTGGTCATTACTTCGTCGACATCGACGCCAATACGTTCCGCGTACCGGATCTGCGCGATATGTTCCGTCGTTTCACCGGGACTGACGCTGACACTGCAAATGCACGGGCGTTGGGATCTGCGCAGATGGACGCCCTGCAGCAGATCAGCGGAACCTTTGGACTTCGACGTTTAAACGATGGAAACTCCCTCGTCGGCAACTCTGGGGTTTCTGGGGCCTTCACTTTCGCCGCCGGCGCACGTGGACCGTCGCCGCGCTTGCAGTCTGCGACGGATGCGGCAACTTTGGCGGATGACCAGTTGACCTGGTCAGCTTCCTCCGGTGGCGCCCGGACGTCTATGGAGACGCGCGGCCGGAACACCGCTTACCACCCGCGCATCCATGCTTAGCGTCCTTGCCACTGCAAATGCAAGAGCTATGGGTAGCGGGCAAGCGGATGCGCTGCAAGGGTTCCGCGTGCGCTTTCGTTGGGGCCAAGATCCTGCGGGTAGCCCATACATCGGTGGCACCGGGACATACAGTGGCTACACGTCGTTCAATGAAGGTACACAGTCGCTTGTCAATGATGGAATTCACGGCACGCCGCGAATTTCTTATGAAACGCGCGGCCTCAACGTCGCGTATCACCCCCGAATTCACGCCTAGGCTATGCGTGGATCCGAGGGTGATACGCGGCGTTCGACCCGCGGGTTTCCGTCGACGTGCGTGCCACGCGGCTGGTGTCGAACGTGACAAGATCCAGGTTTGTCGTGCCCGGGTCTGTTGCCAAGATCGTGCCGCCACTAGCGCCGCCTCGCGATTGCAGCACGTAGGCGCCCGACGCCGCCGCAATCGCGCCAGCAGCCGAAGGAATCGGCCGAGATTGCAGGGCTCCGGTGATGACTTGCATGGCGTCGGCCTGTCGGCTGCCGAGCGGCCTTGCATTTGCAGTGGCATGGTCAGGCTAGGCATGCAGCCGCGGAAAGTATGCGGTGTTTTTCGATCGGGTTTCGACGGCAGTGCGCGGTGCTCCAGAAATTCCGTCAGTGATCGGATCGGCAATGAGCGAGTTGGTGTCTGCGATGCTACTGGCGTCTCCGGCGCCCGCCACCAGCCCCGCCGCTCCAGCCCCGCTAGACCGGGTGAGTTGACGGTGACGGTGCCCTTGAAGCGCGTCGAGTTGCAGTGTCGCGAAGGTCCGCGCATTTGCAGTGCAAATTCCTTTACTTGGAGATCTATATGCAAAAAACTGTTTTTCAAACCGATATCGACGGGCTGTATGCCTACCCCTCAATCGCGAACGAACTCGCGCTCGCGCCAGGACATTTCAATATCCCGTTCGGTGCGTACGAAGACCCGCCGCCCGAGGCG